CTTATATTTAGATAGTGATCAATTAACTAACTTCTATATAGATATAATATAGATAAATTTTTAATAACTTAAAAGAAGAGGTACGAATGGATTTTTTTATCGCTATTGGCGACATACAGCGTGCTATTAAATTGCTGAGTGTTACCGCTAAGACTAATACTACGTCTTTTGAAGGTCAAATACTTATACAAACTAAACAAAGTAGTGTGATGTTTAGTTCTACTAATGGTAATTCTGGTTTATCTTGTGAATTTCCGGCCAAAGTTACAGCACAAGGCCAAACTTCCGTACTTTATAGTAAGATGAAGTCTTTTATTATGACATTTTCTCCTTGGAATCAAGAGTCTGGGGTGAAAGAATTTCATTTTATAATAAACCATCCTAAATTAAAAATAAGTGTTGAAATTTTTAATTCAAATACTAATTCATCTAGAAGTAGCTTAAATATAGAACAGATTAAAGCCTCTGCAAATCTTCCAATTATCACCATCGGTGAGCCTAATTTAATTCTTAATTCAAGTATAATTAAATCAGCAATTGATAAGTCTCTTTATGCTATAGATTCTCACGGAACAGAAGATTTTATGAAGGGGATGCGTATGCAACTGTCTAAAGGTAATATTACTTTTACAGCTACTAATGGGAAAGTTGTTTCTGACTATGTGGTATCCAATGAAGCTGGCTTGATTGAGGGGGAGTATTTTTTATCTTATGATTTTATGACAGGTCTGCGAAGAATTTTAGTGGATGATACTCAATTATTTTTTGAAATTTCAAAACAGAAAATAAAGATTTCCTTCGATTCTGTTTTATTTTGGGCAAATAATTTATCTTACAAAAGGTGGCCAGAGACAGAGAAAGTTTGGGCACTGTATGATAAAACAGTGGAAATCAGTAGAGAAATTTTGTTAGCTGGTTTATCATCTTTTATGGATGTATTTGATCCTGATGATTATAATAGAGTTACTGTTGAAATGAAAGAGCATAAATTATTTGTGAGCACAGACAATTCTTTATTTGAATATCCGGATTTATCTGAAGATTTATCTTTTGTTGTAGATATGGATGGTAAAGATCTCATTAATTCATTACATTCTTTGAGTGAAGACGACATTACAGTTAAGTGCTTGAATGAGCGAAGTGGTATTATATTAGAATCTATTGGTTTTGATAAACAAAAAGCATTTATAACTAATCTTTCTAGGAGATAATAATGCCTACTTTTTTTATTAATGAGATCAAAGATTTGAAAGCCTCTCTACTAAACTTAGAAACAGATAATTTTTTAATACCTGAAGAAAGTAGGTTTAGAAAAGTACTAGATTCTTGTGCTTCGTTATTAAAAAAACATAATCATATTGTAAAATATATTCCTAAAATGACTAATGTAGTTAAAGACTACAGAGGTTTAATTAGATATTTCTATTATTTACTCGAAAACATACATCCTGAAACAATCCCTTTTAAAGATGAGATGATTGATGTAGTTGTTGCCAAAGCTTTTGTCAAACGTATTCAAGAGCTTACTGAATTAGATCTAAAATCTTCATTAGGTATGTGTGCTAAACTTATTGAAATTATCTTTAAATTTGAAAAAGATTTTAATTTTGATCCTGGTACTTTATATAATTTTAGGATCTTTGGGCAAAAAGAGATGCATTGGGTAACAGACAAAGCTATCTCTATCTATAATAAGACACTTAAAGATGATTTAATTTTAGTTGCTCAGGCTGATAAAGACACTGAAGAATATGAAAAAACACATAATATCAAATTTGGATTTGATAATTTAGAAGAACTATTAAAAAAACACAAGGAGAGAAATTAATGGCAAAAAAGAAAGAAGAAGTAAAAATAATTACAGAACCAAAAGAGAAAAAATCTACAGATGTTGTGATGTTATCTATAAAGAAAAAATATGGTAACGTTTTAGCTCCTTTATCTGCTGGAGCTGGCTCTATTCAAACTATTAGCACGGGCTCTTTGGGGTTGGATCTATCTCTAAGTCGCGGAGGAATGGCTTTTGGAAGAGTTTATGAAGTATATGGGCCTAATAGTAGTGGTAAAAGTACGTTAGCTGTACATGTAATTATACAAGCCCAACGTAGAAATATGAAGTGTGCGTATTTAGATGCTGAGCAGGCTGTGGACCCTAAACTATTTGAGAACTACGGTGTAGATGCTGACAAATTAGATTTTGTTCAAGTCTATGGTGGAGAACCGAACTTAGATATTTTAGAAAGTTTAATTAAGACTGGTGAATACCGTGTAATAGTTGTAGATAGTGTGAGTGCCCTTATTCCTATGGTAGAAGCTGAAGCAGATATTGAGGAACAGCAGATGGCCCTTCAAGCAAGACTAATGAGTAAAGCTCTTAGAAAGATTACTCCAATTGCTGCAGCTAATAATACTTTGCTAATATTTATTAATCAGACACGTAAGAAACTTGGAAGTTATGGTAATCCTGATACAACTACTGGCGGTGAGGCTTTAGCTTTTTGGGCAACTGGTAGAATAAGTGTAAGAGGTCCTGAAGCAGTTGGCAGACGCCTCACTGATTCGGCAGGTTTGGTATATGGTCATACAGCAGTACACGAAATAATAAAAAATAAATTAGGTAAACCTTTTATAAAGTCAGAACTTAATCTTATTTATGGAAAAGGCTACGATGTGTATAGTGAAATTCTGTCTTTGGCAGTTAGTTTAGATATTATAGAGAAGGCAGGTTCTTGGTATAAATATAATGGTGAAAATATAGGCCAAGGGTCTGATAATAGTATTCAATTTTTAAAAACTAATAAAGAAATATTTAAACTTGTAAGGGACGGTATTATTGAATCTGTAGGATTAAAGGAGCAATATGAGCTACATAGCAACCCAGGTCCACTCTATACTAACGAAATTGTTTCCTGATAACCCTTTTAAACAGGTTTTTTGTGAACACTATATTAATTATAAAGGGATACGTTTATATTTTGATTTTTATATAAAGAAATTAAATGTATTTATAGAAGTGCAAGGACAACAACACACACAGTTTGTTAAACATTTTCATAAAGATAAAGAAGCTTTTTTAAAACAAAAAGATAGAGATAATTTAAAAATAATTTGGGCAGAAGAGAATAATTTTCATTTAGTTAGAGTTAATTATAATGAAGATATTACAGAAGACTTACTATTAGCTAAAATAAAAAAATCTATGGAAGGTAATTTCTATGAGTAATGAATACAAACCAGGAATGGCAACATCTGATTCAATTAAATATTATAAACAATGTAAAGATTTTGAGTGTTTAGAAGATGGAACTATTTATAAAGAATGTAAGTATTGTAATCTAAGTAGGCAGTGTCGTCAAGTGGATATCGTTGGTGGTGTTACTATACCTATGGAGTCTCATTACTGCCCAGTAGTAGATCCTAAAACTGGTGAAGTTGTCGAATGGGAGTATTATTGTACAGGGTTACATGATGATAGAACCTTTAATGAACGCTCATCTGGCGATGATAAAATATCTTAAGGAGTAATTATGGACGAAGGTATATATTCTTATACTAATATTAAAATTAATAAAAGTTTTTTAGATCAAATATGGAACTTTGATCCATTAACACTTAGCTCATTAGATGGGTTAACTGTAAGCCAATATTCAATAGCTTTAGCTCAATATTTAATTTACTATAGACACGAAATTAATAAAACTAAAGCTGAGGTAGCTAAAAAGAAGAAAGCTTTAGAGTCATCTCTATCTATGGTTTTAGATGCTGAAATTATAAAGAAGTTTAAAACTAGAACGGCGGCCGAAGATTATTTGATAAACACTAGTCCAGAACTGGGCGATGCTGCTAAAGATATAGATAATTTACAAGAAGAACTTATTAAAGTTGACGGTATTGATAAATCTGTTAGTGAATACATTGCCACATTCAAGAGAGAACTTACAAGAAGGGAACAAGAACTTTTTACAATTAGAGCAGAAAGGAGATCTTAATGCCCATTTCAGTTGTGAAAGAGTTATTTTTTAGACCAGGGGATGAACGGGCTGTGTTATCATACTGTTTTAAAAGCATTGATTATTTTTATGATCTGTCATCTAAAATTACTGAATTTGACTTTTTATCAGATGCTCATCAAATGTTATTTGCTATATTTAAAGAATTATCTATCGCAGGTGTTAACCATTTTGATTTAGCTTTAGTGATAAGTAAAGCGCAAAGTAATTCGGTATTAGATATGCTTGGTGGCGCCAGTTATATACAGTCTATAGCTAATATTCAAGTTTCGGCTGAGAATTTTGATACATATATTAATAATGTTTTGGAATCCAGTATTAAATTTCAAACTTATATTAATCTTGAAAATCATTTGAGAACAATTGAACAAAATGCTCAAACCGGTAAGACAAGTGCTGAACTTATTAGTAGTGTAGAATCTAATATGTTAGATATGACTTCCCGTTCTTTATTGAACGAAGATCCTGTGCTGTTTGGTTCTGATTTAGACAAGTTTATTGAAGATCGAAAAGATAAAAAGATATTTAGGACTGGTATTTCTACAGGATATCCTATATTAGATAGACAAATTGATGGTTTAATTCCGGGTACATTAATGCTTGTAGCTGCCAGAAAAAAAATGGGAAAAAGTGCATTTTTAACAAACATAGGATTATATAATGCTTATAGATCTTTTCTTCCCACACTATATATAGACACCGAGTTGACTTATTCTGAGTGGGAGTGCCGTGCTTTAGCTATTATTACTGGCATAAAGGAACGTGACATAAAGCACGGTGGTTGGGATAGAGAACAAACTATTAAAATTAATAATGCTAAAGAATTAATAAAACAAGGTAAGTTTTTTCATAAGTATATGCCAGGTTTTAGTGTAGATAAGATAGTTTCGGTATGTAAAAAATATAAAATAAAAGAAAACATTGGGTTAGTTATATTCGATTACTTAAAAGAGCCTGATCTTTCTACAGTTAATAGCAACCGTAATGAGTATCAAATATTAGGGGATGTTACTACTAAACTTAAAGATTTGGCTGGTATACTAAATGTACCAATTCTATCCGCCGTACAATTGAATAGACAGCATGACGTTGCTGATAGTGATAAGATAGCGCGTTATGGAGATATTATTTCTATTTGGGGACCAAGAACTAAAGAAGAGAAAGAGCAAGGCGGGCCTGAATGTGGCTATTATAAATTAGTTATAAGAGATACAAGACGTGGTGGTAGTACTCCAGAGGAAGGTATTGGTTACATGTTTCATAAAACACGCTTAACTATACATGAAGTTCTTCCAGGAAATCAATGGTTTATGAACCAGGGGGAAGAGGTTACTAATGCGGATGACTCTGAAGAATCTACTTACAGAAATAGATATATAGAGGATGACGAACTTGCATAATACTAATTTTAGAGACAGAATAGATGCCATAAAGCAGGTAGTTGATGTTGGATTTTTAGTCGAGCATCTAGGATTTAAAATAAGTAGAGAAACACCAAAAGAACTAAGAGCTGGTTGTAAGATACATGGTGGGGACAACACCACGGCGTTTAGGATAAATAAAGACTTAAAAACTTGGGTATGTTTTACACATAAATGTCATGAAAAGTATGGTAATGATTTGATAGGTTTAGTTAGATCTTTAAATAATTGTGGATTTATAGATGCTTTAGAATATTTAGAAAATCTTACTGGTAGTAAATATGTAAGTAAGGATAAGCTTTTAAAGTATCGACAAGACAAAGAGCGCAAAGCATTTATTAAGTTTAGTGGTTGTGGGCTTTCTGCGGAACGGCCGTCCTTTGTAGACCCCATTAAACTAAAATACTATAAGCCCTACAGATCGCCGTTATTTTTAACAGATGGTTTTAAGGAAGAAACATTAGATTACTTTGAAATAGCTGGCGGCTATACTGATTCTGAAGGGCTTATCCGGGACATAATCCCCATTCACGACGAAAAAGATATGCTAGTAGCTTATAGTTTACGAGATATAAGGCGTGATGTACATAATGATAAGAAGTACAAATTAACTCCTGGCTTCGATAAAGATTTGGTTCTTTATAATTTAAATCGAATAAAAGATTTTGTTGGTACTAAACCATTAATAATTGTAGAGGGTTTTAAAAGTGTATGGCGCCTTTATGAACTTGGTATAAAAAATGTAGTAGCTTGTATGGGTTCAGGTATTACTTCAGGTCAAGCAGAATTACTTTTTACATTTGCCCACAGTGGTGTAGTTTTCTTTTTCGATAATGACTATGCTGGAGCATCTGCAATAGGCAGATCTTTTGAGTTGCTAAAAAATAAAATGAAAATGTATTTAGAAATAATAACAGAAGTAGATGAAAACGGTAAGGGATTAGACCCGGCCGATTTAACAGATGAACAAATATTTTATTATTTGAAAAATTATATATAGGAGAATTAATTATGATTGGAGAAAATTTTGTAACACTTATTGGACGTATAACACGTCCCAGTTTTAAAAATGTAGGACAGAATAATATCGGATTGTTTAAAGGTACGTTGGCAATTCCTACTGCAAAGGGGACAGAACAGTTTATAAAGATTGCGGCCTGGGCACAGATTGCAGAAGCTTTGTCTGTTATAGATTCAAGTACTGTAATAAAAATACAAGGGCATATTGAAGAAAGTTCGTATGAAGGTAAGTGCAAACACTGTCAAGGCCCTGAAAAAAAATACTGGACAGAAGTAGTGGTTGATAACTTTGTACCAATGGGGGATAATTAATATGACTATCGATGTGCACAATGGAGTTCCTTCCTTATCTTTACTGCCTTTAGCAAATGTTAATTTTGTTGTAGTAAAAAATATTAGTTTTTCTATACCAAGAAAAGGAAATTATCATAACCTTTCCCCTGAAATATTTGATGAAGTGCATGGTGATTTTGATATATTAGATAACGATATTTTATATCTACCTTCTATAACAAAGGTTTTACTGGCAGTTAATAGATATCCAGATTTAACACAAAGTCAGATATTTACCCCATTAAGTTTTGAATTTACAGATGATGAGGTAATTATTAGTGGTAGTGTATTAGAGATAATTAATTTAGAAGAGGATAAAAATTATAAAAATTAAGAGGTATTATGTCAAATTTAATAGATAGATTTAATGATGTTCTAAATGAACAATCCTTTACTCCTTTAGAGTTGGTTGGTTTTAATTCTAATAGTAATTTAGCATTGCTTGCTGGTATGGCGCTTGGTTACTCTGTAGCAGTTGAAGATTTTGCAAATAGTTTCCCTAAAAACGATGGCTTAAAAGAAAGTGAGGTACTCAACCATGAACAAAACAGATAAAGAAAGTTTACTAGATACTATACATAAATGTCTTAAATGTAATAAAGAAGCTTATGAATATGAAAAAGATAATTATGTCTGTAGTGACAAAGAATGTGATTTTACATGGACGGTGAAGCACTGTGAATAAAGATTTTTATACTATCTTAGGAGTTACTAAAGAGTCTACACCTGAAGAAATTAAAAAGTCTTATCGTAAACTAGCTCTTCAATATCACCCAGATAAGAATCCTGGTAATAAAGAAGCAGAAGATAAATTTAAAGAGATATCTGAAGCCTATGAAATTTTAAGTGATCCACAAAAGAGAAATGCTTATGATAATCCTAATCCGTTCAATTCTTTTGGGGGGATGGGTGGTTTTGGTGGTAGAGATCCTTTTGGTGAAATGTTCGGATTTAATTTTAATCAACGTAAACCCGATCTTAATTCTCCTAGAAGGGGAACGGATTTACGTTTATCTTTAAATATATCGATGGCATCTCTTTTATTAGGCGGCGAAGAGAAATTTACTATTACATATGATGAAGTGTGTTCTGTTTGTAATGGTATTGGTGCTACTGAATATGAAACCTGCTCAGAATGTGGTGGGTCTGGGGAAAAGATTCAAATAATTCAACATGGTCCAGTTAAAGCTATGTCGTCTTCACCTTGCCAGGAGTGTCGTGGTACTGGGCGAAAACATCTTAATGTTTGTTCTGCTTGTAATGGTACTGCTATAAATCAAGTTAAAGATAAAGAAATTAAAGTAAAAGTTCCTTCTAAAACAAGGGATGGAGTAGTGCTTAGATTGGCCGGCCAAGGCCCTGTTGGTGTAAATGGTGGTCCTTCGGGTGACATTTTAGTAAAGGTAAGTATGGTTTATCCTGATATAACTAATTTAACAGAGGAAGAACTATATGTCCTTAAAAAACTATAGGGTTTTGAGTTTAGATATATCATCTTCATCTACTGGGTGGTCATTTATTTGTGGGGCCAATTTGAAAACATTAAAATTTGGAACTATTGCGCCTGATCCGAAACTGAATACCACTATGAAATTAGATTTTTTTAGAAACGAACTTAAAAAACTTTTTATAAAATTTAAACCTAATTACATTATATTAGAAGATACATTCTTAGGTAATAACCCTAAAGTTGCTAAATTGTTAGCAAAGTTTGCCGGGGTAGCTGAACAATCTGTGTTCGAATTTTGTCAGGTTATCCCATACATTATGGGAAATACTACTCCTAAATCTTTTTTTAAAGCAAAAAATAAAGAAGCTTTGTATACAATCATTGTAGATTTATTTGCGTTCGAAGAAATGTCTTTTGGTAAATGTAATGATATCACCGATAGTATAGCACAACTTTTATGTTATTGTGATGAGGTTATAAAAATAAAAAAAGTTCGTATGGAGAAAGAATATGGATACCAATATGACATCTAATATAGCTTCATTTGTTAATAAAGAAGCTATAAAAACAGAAATGTTAGATATAATTGTCGAGTTGTATAAAGAACATAATATTTATCTTGGCAAAAAATCTAAAGAATTTGTTTTGGTGAGAACAGAGCAGTTAATTAATGAGTATGATATTCCTACGAAGGTTTTGATTAAAAGATTTAAATTAGATAATGGAGAACTATCAGCACCTTGTGTAGAATTGGATACTTTTGATATAATTTTTGAAGATTTTAGAACCAAAATGACTAAGATATTTCTACAATTATTACTACATGACTTAGGTAGATTTATTGAAGATAACATAAAAGAGGAAAAATAATGGCAAAAACTATGAAACTAAGTGCTACTAGAATTAGTACTTTTTTAAGATGTAAAAGAAAATACTGGTTCCAATATGAAGAGCATATTCCAAAGCTGTCTAACCCATCGTTTAAATTGGGGTTGGCTTGTCACGGCGCTTTAGAATTAGCTGGTAATATTTGGTTAGCTAAGGGTAGGTTTGAAAAAGAAGATCTTGAACAAATTTTTACTTTGTATGATGAAATTTCTATAAAAGAAGGTATAGAATTTATGGAAGTTCATAGAGAAGGTAGGGATTTAGTTCAGTCAAGACTTTCTAGTTTTTCGTTAGGCAATCAAATCATTAGTCTTGAGAAGAAGTTTGGCTTTGCTGATGGTGATTACCCAGATTTTAAAACCAAATACGGTGTTCCTATTATTGGGGCCATGGATAAGTTGGTAGAGTTAGATAATGAAACTCTTATAGTGGTGGATTATAAAACTTCTAAAACATCTCCTACACCAGAGCAATTAAAAGAAGACTTACAGTTGTCTTTGTATGATTTAGTTGCTTCAATGTTGTGGCCTCAATATGACAGGATAATATTATGTTTAGATATGTTAAAATCAGATCCAGTATATACTTACAGAACACCAAAACAGCGAGAAGATTTTGATAAATATTTACTTACTGTATATAATATTATGAGTACAATAGAGAAAAAAGATGCTGTGCCATCATTAAATGTATTCTGCCCTTGGTGTGACTATAAAGAATATTGTGAGAAGTATATTGAAGCATGTACCAAATCAGATTATGAATTTTTACCGTCATCTAAACTTACTGATGATCAACTGATTACAGAATATGATACTATTTCGGATACTGTAAAGATATTAGAAACTAGGAAGCGTGATATCGGAATGCTAATCATGGAAAAAATAAAAATGAATGGTGAAAATTTAAAAGGTGATAGTAAACAGATTTATATTAGACAGAGTGCTCGTTCAAATTATGATATTAGAGTTGTGCAATCTGTCACCGATCCATCTGATTTTGTTGAAATGGTATCTTTAAGTAAGAAAGCTGTAGATGACTACTGTGCTAAACATCCACAAGTTAAGAAAAAGATAGAAGATAGTGCAACAACTAATTATACAACGCCGTTTTTGGCATCTAAAAAAATATAAAGATTTAAAGGAGATTAATAAGTATGACAAAAAAGAGTTTAAGTAAAGAAATTAGAAGTAAAAAAATTAAAGTTTTAGCTTATTGTGATAGCCCAACATGTGCTACGGGTTTTGGAACGGTTTCAAGAAATATTTTCGAGGCTTTACAGCGAACAGGTAGATATGAAATCGATATTCTTGGTATCAATTATTGGGGGGACCCTCATGGTTTTCCATACAGAATATGGCCCACTGGTATTAATAATGACAAAGATCCGTATGGTAGAAAGAAAGTAGCTGCTATGATTCCCAATATGGAATATGACATATTATTTTTCCTTCAAGACAGTTTCATTTTAGATTTCTTACCGGTGTTATTACCAAGGCTTCAAGGAGCGGGTAAGAAGTTTAAATCTATTTGTTACTATCCGATTGACGGTCCTCCTAAAGAGGACTGGATAAAAAATGTTATGCAAGCAGATTTTCCTGTAGTATATACTAAATATGGGGAAGAACAATCTAAGACTATACACAAAGATTGTAAAGAAATGTCTATTATCCCTCATGGTGTAAACATAAATGATTTTAAAGTTTTACCAGAAGAAGAAGTAAAGAACTTTAAGAAAATGTACTTTGGAAAACATGCTGATAAATTTATTGTAACTAATTTGAATAGAAATCAGCATAGGAAAGATATACCTAGAACTATAGCTGCTTTTAAAGAGTTTAGAAAGAAAGTTCCTAATTCAATTTTATATTTACATATGGCTGCTCAAGATCAGGGATGGAATTTACTCGAAGTTATTAAAACTTTTGGATTTACTACTACCGATGATATCATTTTCCCCGCCAACTTCGGGCCTAATCAAGGATATCCAAGAGAAATTGTAAACATGCTTTATAATGCCTCAGATTTGGTGGTTAGTACTGCTTTAGGCGAGGGTTGGGGACTATCATGGGTCGAAGCTATGGCTACCAAAACACCTGTGCTTATGCCTAATAATACAGCCATTACTGAGAATATAACAGAAGACAAAGGTTATACTTGTGACAGTGGTACAAATCCATCATTGTTTACAGTACTTCCTCATGATAATGAAATTAGTAGGCCGTTGGTTGATGTTGAAGACATGGCAAAGAAGATGGTTCACATATATGAGAATTATGGGGAAGCACTAATCAAAGCAGACAAAGCTTATGAGTGGGTAAAAAATGAATTAAATTGGCAGGGAAATGTTGGGAAGCAATGGGTATCTCTTTTTGATAAAGCCTACGCTTCACTTCTTGAGGAAAAAATTCAAGCCCCAATTGGAAATACTATAGAAACTGAAAGTTTTTAGTTGACAAAATCAATTACTGTATTATATTAGACAATGTAAGATGAGCGCAGGAGAAATCTTGCGCTTATTCCTCTAAGACTTTAAGGAGTTATTAATGTTAAATCCAATTTTTATTAAAGCTACTAACTTGTCAGATGCTTGGTTTCAAACAGTTTTTAAATGTATAGATATTGGTAGATCTTTCACTATCGAACGTGGTTCATTTGAAGGCCAAAAGCGTCTCGAATTTGATTATGCTACTATTCATATAACATATCCAGGGGCACTCCCTTTACTTCCTAAATTAAATCCGCTTTTGGGTTTACCTGATCCTGTGGATGAGCATTATCTGGATGACTATCTGCCTTACCTGATGACGGGAGAGGAAAAAGAAGGGGAATCCTATACCTATGGGCAGCGAATTTGTAAAACCAAGACAGCAGAACACTTTGAAAGAAGGTATAGAAGATCAAATAAGCTCATCATTACTGATGAAGGCGCATATAATCCACCAGTTTGTTATGATGAGGATGAAGAAGAATTTTTAAATCAAATGGAGCTTATGATTTGGACCTATAAAAACAAAGGACATCGAAATAATCAAATGGTTCTTCAGGTAGGTCAACCAAGTGATATACTACTTAAAGATCCTCCTTGTGTTATACCAGAATCTTCTATAATCACATCAAAAGGATTTAAAAGAGCCGACGAAATAAACGAAGGTGATAAGGTTCTTACACATAAAGGTAGATTTAAACGTGTGAACAAAGTATATAAACGTGATTATTCTGGCGACATGTGTGTTATTGAAAATAATTTTAAATCAAAACTAATGCTTACACCAGAACATCCCGTATTAACTTACAATGTGGGTAAGTGTTACGATGGAAAGATGATATGCAAGCCAATTTGTAGAAAGCAGTACTCTTCTTATGAGAAGAACGGGAAAATTTGTAAGAAATTATATACTGCTTATTCTCCAGAATGGGTAGCTGCTGGAGAACTAAAAGACAACTTCATGTTACCATTTCCAAAGTTAGATAATATTTATGATGAAGATTTAGATTCCAAGTTTTCTGTGAATGAAATGTGGTTGTTTGGTCTTTGGTTAGCTGATGGAGACTTTTCTAATGGGTTAAGGTTTAATTTAGGTTCTCATGAAGAATCAACTATACAAAAAGTTAAGGACACATGTAAAGAGTTATATAATTTAGAACCCCATATCAGTTTTAATAATACAGATGATACTTGTACTAGAATTGTTTTTTATTCTAAAGAGTTGGAGATAAAATTTTTCACAATGTTTAATAAATATGCCCATAGTAAAACAATTCCATTTGAATTTATATTTATGAACAATATTAAATTACAGGCTCTAATTGATGGTATAGTGGAAGGAGATGGTCATATAAGAAAAAATAATAATAGACGTATAGCGGTTTATACTTCTTCTGATGCTGTAAAAAATATGTTAATGCTTATATTAAGAAAATTGAATATCAACCCCAGTATTACTGAAGCGGCCCCTAAAGATTCCATGATTGAAGGTAGAGTTATTAAATCGAATTATCCTGGGTTTAGTATTTCTTGGACTTTAGATAAACTTAAAAACATAGGTGGTTGGTTTGACGATGCCTTTATAATCAATAATTATAATGAGTTAACTAAATATAGTTGTATAAATACTACTGTTTATAACTTTGAAGTAGAAGATGATAATTCTTATATTGCCGAAGACATTGTAGTACATAATTGCCTTCGTCATATTGATACTAGAATTCAAGATGGTAAGCTGCATTTCTTTCCATACTTCCGATCATGGGATTTGTGGGGTGGCTTTCCGGCTAATCTGGCTGCCATTGAAATGATGAAACAATACTGCGCTGCCCAGATAGGGGTTGAAAACGGAGAGATCATTGCCTCCTCTAAAGGGCTTCATA